TAACTTATCGCTTTCTACTTTGACTGATCAGACATTCTTTGATTTGGTGAATTTTGCCCCTACTGAAACAGGAGGAGAAATTTTGCACAGAATACCGAACATCAGATTTAGTACCAGCACATACATAAGAGCAGAAATGAATAAGTCCTTACATTACACTACTGATTTGAGTCAAAGATTAATGACGTCTATTGGCCTGGTAGACAGCAATATAAATGTTGACTATCTCAGAATGAGATTCTTAACATCTGCTATAATTAAGGATAAGTACTTGAACCTAAAAAGGTTAGTTGTGAGATATGGATTTTCTAATTATCTAGGTGTAAAAGATGTACAATTCATGAAACCCAAAATCACCACATGGGAACCTTCTAAGAAATATACTTCGTATGGACTCATGAGATCACATGTTCTTTCAGTGTCAAGATTCAGATATCTCGCTCATTCATACATGTTCGAAGAAAACATGAACGAATGGGCGTTAATGCCTACGGAAAAAGAATTATTGACAGGAAGACAGCTAGGAAATAATTATATAAATGACATAATATTGCGCTATGCAAGAGACCTTGACAAGGACTATATGATGGTGGATAACAGGATTGTAGACACCAATGTGTGGGCTCCCCTCAAGCTCAAGTTGGACTCCATTGATAAGGCCTGGTCGTCATTCGTGGACGACGATCCTTATGTACAAATCAGAGACAGACTTGTTACTACAATGAAAGATAGGTCCAGGTGGTCTCTAACCAATCCGAGGAACAAGATCGAATCGGAACTGCAATCAATCTGTCTCCAACAATTATCGGATATCAAGCCGAGGGATAAGAGTTTCGATGCTCTCACACAATTATTCGGAAAGATGAATAAGGGGAAAAGATACTCAAGGAATTTAAATGTAAAATTGTCTCAGTATCAGCAGGATCTTTCCAATTTCGAACTGCACAAACGTGAGTTAGCACTTTTCCTAATAGCAGAATACTCCCTCACTTTTCACTTCAAAACCTTGATAGAAAATGGCGAAGTTTCATTTGATGTCAGAGAATCAATCAGGGAATTGCAGAACACAGGGATAGGTGCCTTATCGCCAACTCTGGTTGCGCCTAACCTCCAATTTCAAATCCTGATACTTGGGTACGAATTTGTAGAAAATGTAATGACAAACTGCAATCTGGACCTAATCAAGTTGTTAGAAGACATATCCACCCAGGTTTCATTTGCAGATATAGACATGCCAACAAAGCTCCCTTCCCTGTCGGAGCATACGAATCTAACAGGACGTGAACAAATTCCGGAATATCTAAATGAAATAGAGTATGCTATAACTGCAGTACCTTTATCTGCGATGGAGACACTAGATCATTTGAGACCATTGTGCCAATTTGCACATAGGTGCTCCACCAACGGGGCAATGCCGGAAACTTTCACTAGTCACACAGGTTCCGATTCACTTGGAGCTCAGATCGGACTCTTCAGGGCACTAAAATCTTCAGGATTTGTTGACAATTTGACTAGAATCTGCGACCTAACAGCTGGCCGTGGGGACGGGGCTTATGCTCTGAAACATTTAGGCTTGACCTATACCAGCTACTCTCGACCTGACACTTTCACGAGACTACAGTACCATCCCTCAGTTCAATTTAAGTCCGATTATGACGTGTTTGACGGGGCAACGATGAAATTTATAACTCAGTACGATCACATCCACATGGATATATCTTTTGCCGGAATAACTGCGGGTAAGCTTACGGACATCATCTTTTTATTGGAAGAGCATAATCTTCAGTACAGTATAA